ATATACATTTTTTACAATTGGAGCATAGTCTCTTCGTTTAGTAGCAATACCCATTGATGTTTGTTTATAATGCTCTGCTGATTCTTCAAACTTATTTCCTACATATCGTTTCTTACTAAAGATAATAAATGGATAAAATACCTTATCATATTCAAAGTCATGTGGTCTCTTTAAACAACGAGTCACAAACTTACCAGCTTCTTCTGTTAACTCTATTGTTTTTTGAATTGCTTCTTTTCCTACAAGTTTTTCACCCGTTTCTGGATTTATGACGTTAAAGTTGATAAATAAACTATCCGTATCGCCATACACCGTCATAGCACTACATATAGGATCATTTGCTCCAGGTCCATAAAAGGTTTCAATAGCATCTTTAGCAAACATAATTTGTTTTCTAGCATATGCTGTTGTGGATGCTGCTAAATGTTGAAGACGAATTTTGAATACAGCAGAACCAAGTTGGCCATAAAGAGAATTTGCTGTTAGTTTATATGCTAATTGTTCAGCATCCAATAAAGCTTTTTTGAAAGTGTCTGTTTCTTTTTCTGCTTGTTTCCTCTTTGATTTTCTTGCTCCTAGAAGCTTTTCAAGAATATCTGGAAGTGTACCTTTACTATCATCTGCTTGTTGGCAGTATCTACAAATACGAATACCAATCTTTATCTTTTCAGGATTTTTTCTTTTATCATTAGGGTCTGGAGCCCAAATATCAAATTCAATATCTGTAAACTTTACATCTGTTGTAAGATATTTTTCAGAATCTTTTGAACCAAATGAATATTCAATAAACTTATAATTCATATCATAATCTTTTGACCATAGAAGTGTATCATAACTTAGATTTTCAGAAATAATAGTTGATGGATATAGAGAAGCAAAATCTGATACACCAACTGGAGAATCCGCATAGAAATTTGGAATTGGGTCTAATACAATAGCACCTTCATAGGATTCTTCAATATAATCTTCTTCACCTTTTTGAATAGGTGTTGGAAGAACTTCAATCAATTGATTACGAAGAGCACATTCTTTGAAAATCAAACTTTCACACTTAATTCCTTGACCACGTGTAAAGATAAATCCAATAGGAACACTACATGTATTTGCCATCGCCATAGCATTGTTAAATACATCTAACTTATTAAATAATTGCTGAACAAGAACACAATCTTGAATACAATATTTTGCTACAATAGCTCTTCCAGAAGAACCACCTTTCTCATGAAGTCTGAAAATTTCAGCTGGAGTCACATCATCTTTTACAATACACCAACTTACACAAGTATCTAAATTTTCTAAATTTGTAGTATCGCCTCTTTCAATAACGATAGCTTTCTTTGGAATAACTTCAATAATTTTTCTTTTATCAACAATAGTATCACCAATTTCATCTAAGAGAACAATATACTTTCCAACTTCAGCATCACTTGTTGCTTTTGTTTCAATAATATATTTATTATTATCAACTTTAATAGAAGAAAGTTTACCACTCATATAATGCCGACATACATCGTCAAGTTTATAAGATGCAAGATTTTCAATACGCTTAATATAGAAATATAAGTCAATATGAAGACGACCTGTTGTAGTCCAGATATACAAATTGTTATCACCTAGAGCAGATGATGATAAGAATTTTTCTTGTAAATAAACTGCTGGTTTTTCTTCAGTATAATTTGAAATATCTTCAATACGTGAAAGAGTTTGAAATGAAGTATGAAACTGTATTTTTAATTCTTCCATGCGATGGAATAGATATTTTTCATCAAAACCAAATACATTATATCCAATAAGAATATCTGGATTACATTCATTTAGATATTCAATAAATCCAAGAATCATTTCTTTTTCAGATTTATAGCTATGAACTTGAATACCTTCAATCGCATCACATGAATCAAGAACGAATATATGATGCTCACTTACATTTCCAATAGCCATTACAATACCAATTTGAATGACTGGGTCGCCAGAAATAGGAAGATTTTTAGAAAGATATTTCTTGAGTATTTTTGCTAGAATAGTAGAATCTAATTCATCTTTTTCAAAGTATTCTTCAATATCTTTTTTAAATTTAGGCTCAGAAAGATATGTATCAATTTCATGATATTGTAGTTTCTTATTAACTCTATAAACACTATTTGTTTGTTGAAGTAGTTCTAATAATTTATTTTTTACTTCTTCATAATTTGTTGCTTCTTTCACTAATATATTTGCTACTTTTGAATAATCTTTTTTAGCTAGAGGAAAATCACCAGTAGAACTATAACACTCAATATCCCAAAATCCAATCTTGAAAGGAGCTACTGCGACATTTGTATTATTATATGGATGAATATCATTAAAATCAATTTCAATATTTTCTTCATAGTCACAATCTATAGATGCCCAGCCACATGGATTAATATTTCGTAAATGAAAGAAACGAAGCATAGGATCAAGATTTGCTTCATATACTTTATAAATATAATCATCAAGTTTAAATTTAGGAGTATTTTTTTCATTTAGAAATATTTTTTTAAGACGATAAAAGAGTGATAAACTAGGAACTGAAAGTTTTGCAAAATTAAATTTTGTTTTATTTGTATAACCATATAGTTTTTCTGCTTTTACATATTCTCGTTTCATATGTGGAAATATATCTTTTGAATAATTCTCTAGACGACGAATGAAATAATCATATGATTTCTTGTTATTATCAGGCATCTCAACATAGAAATATGGCTCAAACCCACAAATAGTAACTCGTAATGATTTTCCATCTTCTACAGTTCCAAATAAATGAATTACCATTTCAGATTTATTTGGAATATTTTTGATTTCTACATCATCTTCATCACGATTAGGAATATATTCTACTAACCTATCTTTCTCATCAATAATTTTTCTATCTTGCGAATGAACATCTAAGATATGAAATGAGACCATTTTGATGATTTACCTATTATGGAATTTATAACCAATTTTTTAGTTTTTTTACTTTCTTTGTTTTTTTGCTTTAGATTTTTTAGTATGTTTACGATGTGCTTTTTTACCTTTCTTTAAAGATAATCTTCTATATAATCGTCCACCACGTAATAAAGGAGTTGTTCCTTGATTGGATGTTCTTACTCTAGGAGATGTTTCCGGAGTTTCAACAATTTCATCTGCTTCAATACTTGGAGGGACTGCGGAGCTAGAATTTAAATTTCTGGAAGCTGAAAGGTCAGAATTAGTAGTAACATTAGTATTATTTTTAGCATTAGAAAGGCTTGGAAGTTCAGTATTCTCTCTGGTATTAGAAAGGCTTGGAAGTTCAGTATTCTCTCTGGTATTAGAAAGGCTTGGAAGTTCAGTATTCTCTCTGGTATTAGAAAGGCTTGGAAGTTCAGTATTCTCTTTAGTATTAGAAAGGCTTGGAAGTTCAGTATTCTCACTAACACCAGTATTTATAAGATTAGAAGTAACAGAAGAGTTATCAGAATTATTTAACCTACTAGAATTATTTGAAACATTAAGGCTAGAAACTGTATTTGCTTTAGGAGATGCTACTACTTTTTTCATAGTATTCATATCATTCGCATTAGGCATTGCATTTGTTGAACCAAATGTAGCTGGTTTCTTATCTTGACCCACTAATAATAAACTGGGATACCCATCAATTTTAGAGTTCTTCAAGCTTGTATTTTCTAATTGGTCATAGTGAACACTTGCCATATTGACAGTGCGATTCTTCATAGATTTTAAAGGGCTCCATACATTTTTCTTATAATTTGTACAATGACCACACCAATCAGCATATACTAATACAACTGCCATTGGTCCTTTTGAAAGCATATTCTCAAAAGCCGGAACATCATTAGAACTACGCACATCCATTGGAAGTGCTATTTTACCGGCTTTAATATTTCTAGACATTTATCTATCTAATAATATCTTCTATTTTATTATCAGGTAAAATGGATATGTCTCAACCATTTAATATATTTTTAGGACTTTGTCTTCATATAACAATTTTTGTGATTGTTGTATATTTAGTATATACATTTTCAAAAGGAAAGCCTTCCGGTTATATTATTTTAGCAGGATTAATATTTTCTTATATAATCTATTATATTAATGGTCGTGTGTATTTACAAGAAAACTTTCAAACAAGTTCTTGTTTAGTAGATTCTGCCAGACCATTTGATACTCTTGTAAAAGGTGATGATGTTATTGTAGATAACGGCTCAGTTCCTTATATAAATACACCAATTGATGATTTAGATGATTATGAATATAACATGGTATTTCAGAATGAAAATGATAAAGAGTTAACAAAAAATTTACGTGATAAATTAATGATGCAATATCCCATGGATTGGTCAACGCAACCCGCAAGTTCTTCTCATTTCACAAAAGGACAAAAGGAATCTTTCCAGAATTCTATGCCAATTGATTTATCCCAAAATGAATTATCTTATAAAAATGTTTCTGGAGATAATTTACAACCACCAGATTCGGATGGTGTTGAAATGAAGGAACGAGAAATTCTTCAAACATATCAACCAAAGAATCTTAGCAATCTAACAACATATAATATTGAAGATGCTAATACTCTTATTAAGAAGATTTATGATGCCAAGGGTGAAATACCTCAAGTAGAACATCAAGAAGGAACTAATATCTATGAAATAACTGGTGTAAGAAGAAAAGATGAAAAGATTCAATATGAAGATGATTTAAGAGATGCGACCGCATCAGTAGAAGATGTTTCTGGTAATGGAGAAAACGTAACAGTTGTTCCTAAAGCCGCTGTTGAGATGTTAGATGCTTCTGATCCTTTTTATGATGTAGATTCTAATGATAAAACTAGAATGAATAAATTTAATTACTATGGCAATGAAAAAAACATAGAAAGAATGTTCGCACCAACGTATCCCTTATCACAATGGTATTGATTATATTATATCATCAAAATAATTTAAGTTTTTAATGTGTGACGAGTATTAAAAAGTAAAAAATGTTCGCACCGATATACCAGGCTTTAAAAAATGGATTAAGTATATAAATAATATCTAAATAAAATTCCACAAATCCGCAACAATATTTCCAGCACCTTTTACACCAGAACTTTGATTTGGTAATGGTCTTTGTATAGTATCTAAAAATGATGTTGGAGGCATGTAATCGTTAGCGCTTCGCACTGGTGCTACAGTAATAGTATCAGTGTAAGGGTTTTGTATTTGCCGTTGAACTGGTTGTTCTATTGCCTTTGGTTGTTTAGAACCTTTTTTATTAACATTTTCTGATTTAGGCATCATAGCTTGGACGATAGGATTCTTTTTCATAAAATATTCTTTTTCATAAGAAGCCCAAGAAATATATAAAAGATTTGGATATGTAAACCGTATTTCAAATCCATTATTTCTGAGTTGAAAGACTAAATATACAATACAATCTTGCATATCCATGGAAGGTAATCCAAGAATAAAAGGAGGAACATTGTAAACTAAGTACGAAGGATTGCCAGGGAGTTGTGAAGTAGTAAATATACGATGTTGAATTTGCTCTAATAATTGATTGTATGCCCGTAACCTAGATTTATCTCTCTTTTCTCTTTTTTCAAATAAATGTTGGGGTTGTAGCTTAGGAGGTTGATTATCACCCATCTAATTAGGCAATGCTTACAAAATCACTTAGTATCTCCGATCTAACATTATTTGGTATAACAAGTATTTTAGGTTCTGGGGGATTTAATTTAATAGGAAATGCTTTGGCAGAAGGTGGTGCTAAAAGTCTTTTAACGTTGGGAGGATCGGGTGCTTTATTTCTTGGTTCTGCATATTCATATTCGTATGCTCGTGAAAAATATAATAGTAATACATCTGAAACAAAAATAATAGAATCTACATTTGGTTCAATAGGAAAGAATATTTCAATATTTTCAATATTATTCTATAATATTTTTGCGATAGCAACTATTTTAGTATTTTGTTCAAAACTCTTATTTCCAGAAAAAAGTAGTTTTGAACAAATATCATTTGCGATGGCATTACTTGGTTTAATGACTCTAGCAGCTTTCCGTAATTTAGAATTTAACAAAGAAATTATAAATATATTTTCTATTGGAATAGTAATACTTTTATCTGTAATAGGATTTGTTGGAACAAGAGAATTATTTAGTGAAGGATTCCAAGGAGCTAACATTCCTAAGAATAAAATTGACTTATATTCATCATTTTTATTCTTTTTCTTTGTGTTAGCAGGTCATGATGCTTTAATAAAATTTACGGAAGAAGCAAAAAATGGTAGTGATGTTGATAAATCAATGTATTATAGTATCATAATCTCAATAATACTTACTGCTGGTGTATGTTTAGCTTGTTTGTATTACATTGATTTTAAGAATGATACAATAGAAAATGCGTTAGCAATAATATTTGATAGAGGAATATTGAATGGCTCTGGAAAATATATAACTACATTATCATTAATCTTTATGATAATAACAACATTCTTAGGATATTTAGTAACAACAAGATATTTATATACAATTCCTGAAGATATAAAAGGATTAGATTTTATTAAAGATGGTAACTCTGGTAATGTATCTGCTATCAGTATATTATTAGTAACAATATTAGCTGCTTTAGCAATATTAATTAATAGCACTATATCATTAGTTGAATATACTGATATAGCATTGATTATTGTACTTTTATTGGTATCAAGTTCTGTT